ACATCCTGCACATAGATACGCCACGACGTACCACTACTAATGGAACCCCTCAGGATACGGACGGCATGTGGTATGATAACTTTCTGATTGCCAAGAACTTATACGTTGACTTGCTTGAGATGTTAATCGGAATCGCGGACGTTCACTTCATGTACAACCCATCCAACCACGACTACACGAATGGCTTCTTCTTAGCTGACGTAATTCAGAGTTGGTTTCGCAAGAGCGAGAACATTACGTTCGACTGCTCTATTGCGCACCGCAAGTACTTTAAGTATCACAGCAATCTCATTGGCACAACTCACGGCGATGGCGCGAAGACTCAGGATCTTCCCCTGCTCATGGCTCAGGAGGCATCAGCAAGCTGGTCCGAGACAAAGCACCGGTACGTTTATACGCACCACGTTCACCACAAGAACGCCAAGGATTTTATTGGAGTGACGGTTGAGAGCCTTCGCAGCCCAAGCGCCGCCGACTCTTGGCACCACCGTAATGGGTATCAGCATAACCCAAAGGCAGTGGAAGGATTTATCCATCACCCAGACCACGGGCAGATTGCGCGACTAACTCACATCTTCTAAACGATGACCGAGCCAAGGCGTCACTGGAAAGAAAAAGAAAAAAAGAAATGAAAAAATATCTGAATCTACTATTGATTATTGGAATTAATATTTTATTTTGGATAGCTCTAATCCAACTGTTTTCAACTGCAATCAAATGAAAGACCTAATTATTGAGTACTACTCCGGACACGAGGACGGGGCGCCACTCTTTGCAGATGGCTTTGATGACGCGATCATCGGCATCTGCCCTACAAGCTTCCGAGTTATATACTCCCGAAACAAGTGCATAAATATAATGGCACAAGACATGAGCATCGAGGAGGCCATGGACTACCTTGAATACAACACGTTCAACGCCTACGTTGGCGAGTTTACGCCGATATGGGCCGAGGACTTTTATTGGGGGGGCTTCGATGAAGAAGAATAACGACGAGGGGTGGCGGTTCCTGTACTGGGACGACCCGGGAGATAGCCAAGATAGTGTAGACAACCAAAAACCAAAAGAAGATGGAGAATCCGATTGATGAATTGTACCGACGATACCTATCCAATGGGTACATCACTCCCGAAGACGTCGAGGAGCTAAAAAAGGTATATGTAGAGGGGTACAACTGGATCCAGACAACGACATGAAGTACCGAGTCAACTACACCTACTTTGACCAAAGTAAAATGAGAGCTGCCAAATGGGAGCAACGAGAGAAGGACTTCGACACAAAGGAAGAAGCTCGAGACTTTGTTGGAAAGATTGAATGGAACGTGGCGGTAAGGAATGTAAACATTCAGCCCGTATTATAAAAGAAGAAGGGGGGCTTAGCCCCCCTTTCTTATTCTAAAGACGCCTCCATTTCCTTGACCATACTCTGAAGCTCTTTCACTTCGGCATTGACGTCCATTTCTTTTTCAAGAGACTTCATCTCTTCATACATTTCAGGGAACATCTCTTTCATCTCTTTGTCGGTCATTGAAGATCTTTTTGTCTTAGACTTGCCCATGCCTTTATACATGTCGTCCATCAGAAGTCTTCGAACATCCTTGTAGAACGGAACAAATCCAGCATGTCCAAGAATTTCTAGCGGCAGTCGCTGGCTGAGGGCCCTCTTCTTGCGAATGATTGCGTCAACCTGCTTCTTCTCGCCGTCGGTTAGCTTGTCGTATGCAAACTTTGCCGTCTTAAATGCTGGGCTGTATGGACCACTCAAGCCTATTACAATGTCAATAAACTCCTGCTTTCGACTCTTGTCTCTGGAGATAAGGCTGAACTGTAAAGAGTCCTCGTACTGATTGTATTCTCCCTTGCGAAGGAAGTCAAAGTACTCTTCGTTTACAACCTCAATGGCATAGTTAATGGGCGCCTTGATAATGTTCCCGAAGTCACGTCCAAGAAGCAAGCCGCTGAACGCCGACATCATTGACTGCATAAGGCTTTGAAGGAAGGTCTTCTCTTCATCCTCGTCGTCTCCAACGATAAGCTTACTAAGCAAACTTCCAAGAATCTGGGACAGCATGGTGTACATAACCATTCGGCTTGTTACCGCGGCCATTAACGCCACTCCCTGCTTGCGCGTGAGCGAGCCCTTTCCGACGGCAGCGTACAGTCCGGTACGAGCTGCTGCAAATTCATAGATAAGGAATCGCTGCATGAAGCCATTAAACTGATTGTATGCGGTCGCCAGCCCGGACTGGTTTGCCTTTCTTGACCCCTTCAAGATTCCCATGAATGCATTGTCAGATGCGCCAGCTTGAATAGAACGATTGTCTGCCAATTCTTTTGACGCCTCGATGGCCTCAGCGTGCTCATTCATGTACGCCTCGTCATTAGCTGCGATCTTGTCGAAGTCGACATCAAGTCCGGTGATTCTCTTGAACTCATTTGCAAATGCACCAAACCAAAGGGGGCGCATTACAATCTTATCGGGGGTTGAAATCAAAGTGTCTGCTCCAAGCTCTACAAGATTCTTATACTTCTTGCCAGTGCGAGACCATCCTTGCTCAAGCAGGTTGATGAGTTTTGCCTTCGGAGCTTGTGTCTTGACGGCACTTGATTGACCCAGCAATGATGTGTCAACAAATCGCCCATTGATGGTGTCCCCAGAGAACAGACGCGCGGACTGCTTGCTTCCTACATTGTTAAGAACCTCTACTGCGTCTGGAGACGTTATAATGCCGAACAAGGAGGTGCCAGTACTCAAGGCCTTGGGGTCATTGAACAGCGCAAACGAAAGGTTGGAGGTGAATTCGGAAGTTGCACGAGGCACACCCGCAAGCATTGCCCGGTATCCCTGCTTTGCTATCCACTTCATGGCGTCTTCAACAAACGTATTCTCTACGTAGTTATTTACCAATAGATTCGTTACTGCTTCATCAAAGGCGTACTCAATAGCATTTAGAATTTCTTGCTGTTGCTTTGTGATGCCACCCTCTTCGAGGTTCTTTTGCGCTTGAATAAATGTAGAGCGCGCAGTGCGGATGGGAGACGTTAGGTGGTAGTCCGTCAAGACAAACTTGGCGCCTCTCTTTGCTGAAGCAAACGCATCAAAGTTTAATGGAGTAATCTTTCCGGTACGCTCAATTAAAGACTTGGCCTTTGTTGATGGGCGCATCGACGTGTTGTACGCATCGACAAGAGACATACCCTCATTACTGTCGCTTTTGAAGTCATATAAGACATTGTGGTGAACGTAATTGTTCACGGGAGTAATCTTATCGCCTCGGATAATTGCGGCCGTGAAAACTGAAGTTTCAGTAAGTGATGAATTGATGTCCTGAATAGTCTTGATGGCCTTCTTCTCTGCCTCATTAAATGATTGGTCAAGCTTTTCAAGATTGATGTTGCCATCGGCGTCAGCATAAGAGTCGAGTATGCTCTGAAGCATGTCAATGTCCCCCATCTCAGCTGGCGTCTTGCCCTTCTTGATCTCTCTAATCGTAGCAGCCAAGTAATCAGCAGCAGAATGAACCTGCTTATTGTCTGGGTTGCTGTTATATTCAAGCTCCAGCAGGTAGGTCATTATCTTGTACTTAGACATGAGGGTCCTGTTCCCGTCATACTTAAATGACTTAGCAATAGCCTCAGCAGACCGGTCAAGGCGAGACTGAATGTCTCCGAACGCCGACTCAAATGCTGACTGCGCTTCGGCAGCAGCCTTAAGGACCGAATTAAATATGGACTTAGTATTAAAGTCTCCAAACAATTGGTCAATGTAAGCCAATGGGTTTCGTCGAATCATTTCGGCAATGCCTCCTCGCTTGGTCATGAAAGACTTAACTCGCCCAATAGCCTTACTAAACGGCAGCGGCTTAGACTTGGCAATAGCACTTGAAAGCAAGGCGCCGTTTTCAATAGAAACCATTGACTCCTTAATAAGTTCGGCGTAATGGGGTAGGTATCCGTTGTTGATGTTGTTGATCACCTTGTAAAGGTTGACAAGCTGTTCGATAGTCAAGCCCTTGACGGCATCACTCTTGGCGAGTCGTGCAATCTCCTTGGCTAATTTTCGCTCGTCTCGAGTGGGAAGTCGCTCAGTATCAACATCAAGCTCATTGATGGCATCAATGGCCTCGTCTCGCTGCTCTTGCTTTTCCTCCTCAGAAAGTCCCTCAGTAATCGGGCGCTCTAAAATCTGAGACTTGTACTTGCGCATGAGGTCAGCCTCTTCTTGAGTGATTGTTTGATCCTCAATCATCTGCTTTATGGTAGCAGCATAGTCAAGCTTCCCATTATCGCCATACACCTTGTACTCGTATGCAATAAATCTATTATTCAACTCCTCAACCTTTGAGTACTCTTCGTCAATAGCGTCAAGTATTTTGGTTGAAAGATCAATAGCGCTAGTGAGTTCGGGCAGTGACAAGACTGCGGCTCGTTGTCCAAAAATCTCAACAAGAGTCAAGTAGCTATCAAACATGGCACTTGGAATCATGTTGGGGTCAATGCTAAACAAACGCATCAGGGCCGGAGCCAGCTGGCTTGAGATGCCAATCTTTTTCTGGACGTTCTTCTTTGCCACCGGCAACATCTTGCGTGCGTCATTCACTCGCTTAGCATAGTCAGCATCAGCAAACACCTTCGCCATGTAGTCAACATAATTGGCTACCGACTTTTCATTGAAAACATTTACAGAGCTAAACTTCTTGATGGCAACGGCTGCTTGAGTTGCGCTGATTTTGCCAGACATCTTTAGCGCATCAATGACATTCGCCAACTCAACGCTTGCTGAGCGCCATGCCCCAATGGCGTCCTTGGCGCCCTTAGCTTGGTCAAGGATTTGCTTCTTTAGCATATCCTTTTCCTTTACCGTAATGCTGACTACGTCCTTGATGGTTGCAAACAATCGAGCGACAGACGGAGCTGACCTCTGCTTCTTGCCGAACATCTTATTTACATCGCGCACTAGCTTCTCTCGCTTGACGTCCGTAGCGCGCTCGTAGACGGCAGACCCCATGACGTAATTCATTACGTTTTCAATGGTCTTTGATCTTGACACTCTGCGGTCGTTAGACTTCTTTATAATGCCATCAACTTCTTTCCATAGGCGTTCTTCGGCATTGTCAATAGTATCAAATGCAGCAGCGATCTGATCATCGCTAAATCCATTACGGGTTAAGAAGTCCCGGATAACCTTGTCGGTAATCTTCGCATCTCTCGACTGCTGGATATAATCTTCGGCAAGTCTTTGCGCACGACCCACTGGTTTTTTTTCTGACAAATCAATACCCTTGAGGTCCTTGCGTAAGAATAAAATAATCTGGTCCTCGGCCGCCACGTCCTCAGTTTCAAAAAGCATGGGGCGTTCTGATACTGGAACTTCAGATAATTTTTTAAGTCTTTCCTGCACGTTCCGAGCCTCAACCTCTCCTGCTGCACGCTTGTAGAATGCAATTGGCTCAAGTGATTCTTCCTTTCTTTTTAACTCATTAATTAAGGGGTCGGCAAAAAACAAAATGTCTGAGTATATAGGTCCGGGGTACTCATCCTTTATGATGCCCTGCTGTTCTTCTTTCCACCATTCGTCAAAAGCCGCTTGTGTCGTCATAGACAAGTCGGCATAAGAACGATACAGCTTATTGGCCAGCACCTTTGCAGATCGATCATCATCTTCTGTGATCTTTTTAAATGTGCCAGAATAAATTGTCTTGATTAAATCATAGATACGCTCAGGCTTATAGAAATCTTTTGGAGATTCATTTAACCCGAATGCGTCAGCAATATGTAACGAGCCCCAATCCTGATTATCTACTACTTTTCTATGGAGGTCATCATACATCTCAGACAACGACTGTGAAAGCATCATAAAGTCTTTAAGTTTTTTAATCTCAAGCTTTATGGCTCGCTCCTTAACGTCGGCCTTATTTAATTTGGCCAACCTTTCTCCGATCTTTTCATTTGCCCCGAATGCAAAGCCCTCTATATCTTGAATGGCATGCTGAATCTCATGCGTCAAATAACTCAGTAATAAAAAAGACTCAGGGTTTGGGCTAGAGTTAATTGTTATACTGTCTTTCCCCGGAGAATAGTAAGCCCCAGACCCCGACATGGCCGCGGCTGGATCAAAATTAATTGTGAAATCTTTCAGCTTTGGGTATGCCTCATATAATTCCGGAGAATCGTAGAGGTCCTCAAGCCGCTTATATTTAGTAGTCCACTTTGACGGGGAAATCATGAAGCCGGCGTCCGTCTCAACGGTTTTCCCCTCTACAAATTCAAAGCTTGACTTGATCATCTTGCCATCTGGAATCTCATACCGCCACTTGTCGTCGACGCCTTTCTGCCATCCGGTTGCTGCAAATATTTGCTTGCCGCTTTTGCCGGTCGCTGCCATAATAGTTGCCGTCAAGAAATTTTCTCTCGCCTGTTTTGATAGGACGGCGTTTTCGCCAATGATCTGCTTACGGCCCTGCGCGGTAAGCTTCAGCATCTCCTCTCCCTTAACAATTATAACCCCCTTGTTTCCAAAAGAATTATCCTTTTTAACAACAGCCTTTCCCTTGAGTAGCTCGCTTATGTAGTCGACAAGCTCATTGCCGTCAAATCCCTTTTGAAAAACATCAACCGTCTTGCCGTCCTTGGCTCTCTTTATAATGTAGCTTTTTGGCTCTGGTCCGAGTTCAAATTTCTTTGCGCTATCAATGTCGCCTTTGAACCCTCTTGTGCTAATGACGGCAATGCCTCCATCCTTAAGGGAGTTAAAAATGTCAAGAACGATAAAGTCTCGGATATCCTTGGGTACAACATTCAATACATTAAGAGACACAATGCCATCGTACTTCTTGTCGATCTGCTCTGCGCTAGTATAGGTTACGGGACGCTTGCCTTTCCAGCGTTCTGGATTGACTTCAAGAGAGTCTACATCCTTGTTCATAACGCCACCCATGGCGTCGGTACCTTTGCCAAGGCCGGCCCCGTAGTCGAGGACGTCGCCATAGATGCCAAGGTCCTTTAGGATGGTTGCCGCCTTTACGTAGCTGCCCGTGGTGGTTGACACCTGCGTGGTGCCCGATGCTTTCTGGAATTCGCTAAGAATCTGAGCTCGCCCACGTGGCTTGGCTACTTTTCTTACAATGCCCCCTGGCTCCAAGGGCTCCCTGCGCATTTGCTGGAAGTCGTTATATTTTGTCCGGCCATAGGGCGAAAATCCAAAACGCTGATAGAATTTAACAAGCCTTCTGGCTGTTTTCCTAAGGACAGATTGGCTTATCTTCTTCTTGGTTACGGGGTCTTCCTGATACCGCTTTGTTGGGAATGCTTCAAGCCTAAGCTTTGCGCCAACATTATCGGCAGAGTCTACCAATCTATTCATCAAGCGCGTTCCTGCACCACTACCTCTATCCCCTGGGTTAAGCGCCTCAATCGCCTGGACATCAACATAATTACCCTGCATTCCATCAGGGCCCTCCAAGAATCCGGGAGATAGCATGATATTCATATCAATGGTCTCTCCTCCATTAGCAAGGTCGGCAAACATAAACGCGCCTCTGAGGCTAAAGCTTGGGAATAAGTATACGCCCTCCTGACTAGCCATGTCCATAAGTACTTTAGTAGTCTGTTCGTATGAGCCCATACCACCTTCACCTTTGAAATACTCAAAGTTCTGGTCCATGAAGAACACGCGTAGCTCGTCTGGAGTTAGTGCATCATCCGTGTCTTTCGGAAATATTTTCTGCAACTTCTTCTTAAGGCTTTCCCGCGCCTCCTCATTGCTTACCGCCTTCTGCTTTCTTACCGCAGGCTTTTTCTTGGCGTCAAATTCATCGAGTGCCGCCTTCTGGTTGTCAGTAAGCTCTGCTACAGGAAGCGAGTCTTCGTCTGTTTCTTTTTTCTCTAATGTTTCAACACGTCTAACAATTCCAGTATCTCCAGCAATAGTCTTCATTTGCTGAGCATTGCTAAGTGCCTTGTTATACTTGGCCTTTAATTCCTCTGGCATAATCGTCCAAGAGTCAAGAACAATGTCGGGGACACCAACAACCTCACCTAATATTTCAGTATGATAGGTTGAGTGATTTGCCTTACCCCCAACGCCGGTGGGCTTTCCAACAAGTAAGATGTCTTTCATGCCGAAGCCATTCTCCGCATAGAAGCTATCTCTGAATTCGTTAGGGTCGAAGAAAGCGTCGTACTTTTTCAGCACATCAACCAGCGGAGTCTTTTTGGATTGCTGCTCCAAGATTAGGTTCAAAAACGCCTTGCGCTTTGGAGACTCTCTAAGTTCCTCAACAGAGTTAACTGAATTAAGGATGGCGTTAAGTGCTCCAACCTTAGATGTCGCAAGGGCCTCTTCTTTAAATGCAGCAAAACCACCGTTGCCTTCTATTCTCGTTCCAATGATGCTAATAATATTTTTATTAAATAGCTTGGCTTTCTCGGGAGAACCGCTAATGAAGAAAATATAATCTGCCTCAGCCGCATTTCTTTCGAGAGTCTGCTTGGCTAGTCCGCTAGCCCACAGCACTCCGGCTTTCCTGTTTTCTGGGTCTAGAGCAAAGCTGGGCCCAGCATCCAAATAATGCATGATTCCAGATGTAACGTCGTAGTATTCGCCGCGACCAAGCTGGTCAGCCATCCAGAACCATACCTTCAGGTTGTTTTCTGCGATTTCATTAATCAAAGCCATGAGGTCTATCTTGTCTGCCTTCGTCACAAATGACAAGGGCAATGGCTTATCTGGGAAGCTTACTCGCTTGCGTCCCTTTGGCTTTGGCTTGTTGATTGTCGTTGGTTCGCCAATGTTTATAGAGCCTCCCTCTTCAAGAACCGCTAGGTCTTCTTGGGTTATCTCGGCACCCTCTCTAATCTTAACAGATAGGGTATTTAAAAGGTCAACGACATCCTGGTCCGTCTTGGTAAACTTGCCAATATTAAAGCCAGCGGAGTCCGCAATCTTAACGATGAAGTTCATGATAGAGCTTCTACCGGGCTTTGAGATGGCTCGGTATTCTGACGCCATCTTGCCAAGCAATTCTGAAATCTTTTCCTCGTTCTGAATGTTTGCGTCGTAGCCTTTTGCGAAATCCTCAATCTCAATGCGAAGGCTAGAGCCTTTAGGCAACGCTTTGGCTACTGAGTTGAACATGGCCCTTGCTACGGCAGCAGCCTGCTCATCATTGTTCTTAACCTTGTCAAGAAGTATTGCATGGAAGATTTCGTGAGCTACCGTAGACAGACCAGCCTTATCCATGTTAATGTGGATAGTGCTTGTTGATGGGTCATAGTAGCCTCTTAAGTCTTCCCCTACTGCATTGACAAACTCTTCACTGGCGGCGTGTACGACAATGTTGACATTGGGCAAGATAGATGCAATCGCTTGCGCTCCCATCTTGGCTGCCTTTATGACGACGTCTCTGCGAACTTTTGCCTTGCCAGCTACTGGAACAGCGCCTTTCTCGTTAATGAGCAGATTGGGCAATGGCTTCACTGCTTCTAGGAACAGTGCGTCAATGGTTGCACGCTCTTCGGCAGTTACTTCTGGACCTACTTCTTCGACACCCGCTTCGGCAGTGACTTCAGGTTCTGCTTGGGGTGCTCCTTCCGCCACTTCTTCGCCAGGGCGGGCTTCTGGCTGAACAGGAACTTCACCTGCTGCTTGCTCTTGAACGGCATCTTCTGTTGGTTTTTGTTGTTCTAATTGCTCTATCTCCTTGAGCAGCGCATCTCTTCGCTTTCTCAGGCCATCCTTTATCTGAGGGTCTTCTACGGCATCAATAGCCTTATTGTTCTTGACTATCTCCTCGTTCAGTTCATTGAGCTTCTCAACCTCATCTTCTGGAAGGCCATTTACAAACTCAACGTAATCACTGTATATCTTATTCTTCTCTCTAACTAGATTGTCTCTTAGAGACTGAAGAACCGACTTTGTGTCGGGGTCCTGTTCAGATTCTATGGCTGCATCTACGCTTCTAATCTGCTCTTTTATTTCTGCCTTTCTAGCAATGTCTGCCGTCTTGGCTCCAAAGGCTGTTTCAACCAAGCCTCCTGGCAGCTCTGCAATGCCCTCTGTCAAGATGCCTGCGACATTCGTGATTCCACCTTCTGATATTACTTGGGCTGCGGCCTCACCAGCCATGCCTGTTGCCATTTGAGCACCCACTTCATAGATCGGCTTCGCTAGTCTTCCGGCAATACCGGCACTCAATGCGTCTAATAATCCTATAACGGTCGCTGGTGCGTCAACTTTTGAATACACCTCATCCATTACTTGCTTATCAGAGAATGCCGCCTCAAGTTGTTTTGGGTCATTGATGTCATAACCACGCGCCTCAAGTTCGTCCATGATTCTGGCTGACATCTCCGCATTCATGGAGTTCATGCCAGCCAAATAGGCGCTTGTTCCCATGCCTCCGGTTACAGCTCCAAGGCCTCCCGCAATTACTAAGTCACTTGGCTCCAATGCGCCAACGTTTCCAGTCATTTGAACGGCAGACGTGGTAAGAACCTCAGTCAAGAATGTTACTGGATTGCTGGCGAGCATAGTAAAGAAATCAGAACCGCTCGTTCCCATCTTTGATGACAACAATTTCTCGCTTTCTTTCTTAAGCTCTTTATTTAAATAGGCAACACGCTCCATGTCTGGAACTGCGTCAGCTAAGTTGTTTGTTCTTTGAGCGCTAAGGACACCAACATTGTATGCCGTTAGTGTATTATCCACGAAGTTGTTTACATCGCTAAGCGCTTGGCCTCTTGTTGAGTTTGGTGCCACAATCCTATTGACGACTTCTGCGCCAATTCCAAACACCATACCTAATTTGCTTTTCGTCTCCTCATCAACGGAAAGGTCGACTTGTCCAACTATGTCAGATATGGTTGGTTGATAGACTGGCTCAAAGCCAATAGACTGCATCTCTGTTGGAGCTTGATACCCAGCAGCTTCCGGAGCTGTCGTAACTGGCTGAGCCTGAACCGCTTTCGCGGCAGAGGCATCCATTGTCAATGGCTGACCCTCTACATATGAAGGGGCTTGATACTCATCCTTTTTTGAAATAGCCGAAGTAGGCGTCTCCATAGGAGAGGCCAATGGCTTTTGAGGAGAAGAAACCTCTGAGGGTTCTTCTTTTTTTTTTACTTCTTGAGCTGGGTACTTTACGTCGAACTCTTCGCGCGACTTCGTGTATAAACCATCTCTGGTTACGACGCCGAATAATTTATCGCGATATTCAGGCTCTTGATACTTAACTACAAACTCATCAAATGATTTAGTGTAGTACCCCTTAGACGACAATACATCGTATAACTTTTTTAGCTCATCATTCATGAGACAAATTTAATCAATTTATTTCTAGAACTATTAGTCTAGTTCGCCAGTTCCAGAAAGTCCACCGGTCGCATATAGCTGAGCAAGATTCTCTGGAGACGTGTTTGCCGTAATGAAATCAGATATTGCCTTTTGATTTAGAGTGCCGTCCTTTTCGCTGTCAACGCTTATTGTCAGAGTGGCACCAGCCTCCCCGTCCTTTTCAGGAGCCGTGATGACAACCTCATCGTTAAACCATTTTGTGTCAAACGTAAATCCAAGACCAGCGAATGAAGCCTCAAGCAACTGTCTAACTTTACCTTCGTCGTCGCCCTTTAAATCATCAACACTTGGCAGATTGCTTGCGACATATTTTGGCAACTCAGTAAATGCACTGACTCTAGTTCGTGATGCTCCAGTTCCCTGAAGCGCCTCCTGAGCAAACTTTTGATTTGGATTAGATACGCCAGCGGCAGACAGTGCACGATTTACATCATCAACTCCATGGATCTCGTTGCCCATTTCGGCCCACTGCTGTGCGGTTACATCTTCTGCGTTAAACGTGCGAGAGCCAGCTCTCATTGTTCCGCTTCCATCATACTTAAGAGTAATGGTCTTACCCGATGGGATAATCGCAGAAAGCCCAGCCTCTTTTGCGGCTTCTGTTCCTAGTAATTGGTTTGCTGCACTGGTCTGAGCTTCTTTAGTTGCACCAAAGGCAAGGTTATGCCATCTTCCAACATTTGTTTGCTGCTCTTTTCTCTCTTGACCAGCAGCATACTGCCACTGTTGTTGTTGTTGTGGTTGACGTGGCGTCTCAATGCTCTTGAGTTGAACACGCAACTGAGCGCGCAATGCTTCGCGCGCAACTTCCTTTTGCTTGTCCGTGAGCTGTGGCTGGAGTAATCCATTGGCATCCTGCTTAAGCAGGATCTTATTAGGGTCCTCCTGCGCCTCGGCCCAGTTTTGAGTAAAGCTATAGCCCCCGACATAATCAGCCAAGACGCTTGCGGCAGCACGACTAGATGCCATCATTGATGAAACAATATCATCCTCTGCTTTCATGTACTCAGGTCGCTGCATAACGTCGGTGAGACTCATAACCCCTCCACTCATAATAGAGCGTGTCACGTCGCCGAGCGCCTTTACGCGTTTGTTTGTTTCTCCAACAACATCATAGCGGTTGACCTTATCCTTGCGCCTTGCGGTCATATAACTGATAGGCATAAGCTTGGACGGATCCTTAATGACATTGCCCTGAGCGTCTCGTGTAGCAATGTACATTCGGCCGTCAACGGGATTAACGTATACGGCCTTGTCCTTGGTGATGCCAAATGAGTCAAGTAATTCGTTTTGATAAATCTCTTGCTCTCCTGCTGTGCCGTCCTCAAGTCGCTTTGTCATCTCCTCCCAGTCGGTAGCAAATGAAGTAGCAGCCGACTGCATCTGGCCTAGGTCGTCCATGATGTTCTGGCGTTGCTTGAGGTATTCGTTAGGGTTTAGGCGCCCGGCCTTCATCTCTCGGTACGCCAAGCCCAATGCTTCTTTCACATTATTGGCGGCGTCCATGTAAAACTCGGAAGACACCTGAGGCTGACCAACCGACAATTCATTAATGGCCGTTACCGACTCATTGGTTACGCGATCAATTTCATCCTTCTTGGCTTGACGCTCCTTATTAATTCGAGTCAGGTCGTCAGATACGGTCTTGCCAATAGAGCCCCAATCCACATATGAATTAAGGTCTACGCGCTCTTCGTATTTATAAAATGTCTTAGCCATTAACTGGTGGAATTAACGAAGAGAAATAATCAGATGATCCAAGGTCAAATGTGGGGCGAGTTGGCCTTAACAATTGCTGCTCTCGCAGCTCCTGCTGCTGCTTCATAGACTCAAGAAAATCCGCATACTGCTGCTGTTCTGTTTTCAGCGATGAAAGTTGCTCCTTCATTTTCTCTGGAGTCTTTCCTAGATTATAAAGATCAGACGCCTCAAAGCCCTTGGTAATGGAACGACCAATGCCCTTGGCCATATCGGCGGTAGCCTTGTCCATGGCTAACTGCGCAGCTCCTGCTGCCGCCTGAGCTCCTTCCGCCTCCCGAAGGTCGATGCCAGCGAGTGCGCCAAGACGGCGCGCCTCATCCTGTGCGACCATCACGTCGCGCTTGTATAGGTCTTGAGCCATCGCCTCACGCTCCTGCTGTAGGTATTGAGATCCAACAGCGCCAACGCGACCAACGCCACCAAGAAGGCCCCGCATTCCAGATTCAGCCAATGCCTCTGTAGCCTGCTTCTGTTGAGCTGTGAACTCACGCATTGCTGTTTCGTATGCCTCAAGGGGGACCTGAAGTTCCTCGAGAGGAGCCTGCTCAATCTTACCCTTAGCAGCTTCAATGGCCTTAGCGGCAGAAGCCTCAGCCTCTTTCATTAATCTTTTCTGCTTTGCTCGTTCGGCATAGCTGAATCCGACGCCGATAAGCTCTGGGGCTACAGCCAATAATACTGGAATGGGTATCATGTGTACTTGTTATTAATAACAGAACGAGTTATTGCAAAGGTAACCAAAATCATGGATAGGATTTAAAGATACTAGACATAACGCTAAATAACTCAACGGGCTGCGTATTATTATTAGTAAGAGTGAACTCACAGTAATAACCTCGAACCCCGTGTGATTCTGCTTGTTGATTTTTAGCATAAAGAATAAAGTCTCCCGGAGAGGGGACGGGCCCAGCAGTGGCATCAACGGTGATGACCTTTCTGTTTGTTGAAATAGCAGTGACGTTCCCAACCTGCAAAGGAGTAGAACCAAAATATACGGTATCTCCGATGCTTATAATGCTATCTATTTTAATTGAAAAGCCAAGTTCGTATATGGTTCCGCCTGTGTTTACAACGGTAAGAACGCTTCCAATGCCATTAACTGAGCGCATTAAAAAGTTAATTGGAGACTCTTCGGATCTAATGAATGAGAAATACGTTCCCTCCTTCAGCTCGAACCAAGCCTCATCAATGTACCCGTTTTGCAAGTCGGTAAGGGCAGTTGCATCCCAAGGCGCATCAGACTCAAGGGCCAGCGTCTTAAACAACTTAACCTCCGTTGGCGCTGCATTGAATACTGACGTTACGGTAGACGGGTAGTTTACGCCATAAAAATTATTGCGCGTGTTGTTTGTGTTGTGTCGGTATAGATTGCCCCCCTTAAAAGTGTACAGGTAGTTATTCATCCCCATTATGTAATCGGGAATGTATGAATAAAAAGATGGGAATCCTTTTACTGCTTCGCTGTATGTAATGGTTACATCGCTCATGATACGCAGGTCATGTCAAGTTCATATTGCGTGGGCCCACCCACTATAATGGTAACGTATGCCTGAGTGGGATACTCTGCTGCCTTTGGCACAACAAGGCTTCCCGAAGACGTCACAAAGCCACTTGAGTATACGACGCCATTGTACATCACTTGAAAGACCATGGGGTCAGCGATAAGCCCGACAGTCCATATCAATGAGAAGGTTCCCGTTGCGGTGCCAAGCTCGAGCGTGAACTCGCGAGTGTCTGAAGTGTCTGCATCAATGTGGCTTCCGCATGGAATGACAATCTCAGGCATCTCTACTAGGGCATCTTTCATCGACAAGACGTATTCGTCCATGTATGGGTCATACCCCCCGAGCTTCTGCCCATCAAATGATTCAACAAACTTATCTCGGAACCAAGAGCGAAGACCATAGCTTGAGACAACCTCCAGCTGTTCGCCTCCGGCAGACCCTCCAGTAAGTTTGATTACAGCCCCCCGCTTGGCGTCAGTGAAGAATCGATCAAAGCCATGGGCAACAAAGCTCTCTGGGTTCATGCTAATTCCATACTCCTCAACTCGAGCAATTTGCTTGCCGAGAACTTCGGGCACGGAAGTAATGGCGCCTCCACCAGCAGCATCAGACAACAGGTTTTTTCCAGCAAGTACATATGAAATCTTGTCCTCCTGAAGGACAAGGATGTCGGTCTCTCTTGCGTGCATCTTTTGAATGGATCCAAATACGATCTCCATGTCGGCAAAGTTTGCGAGGGCAAGGTTGAACTCATTTAACTTGTTGATGTTTGTAGACCTATTGTATACACCGCTATAGGTTATGCTTGCCTCATTGCGCGTCTGGCGATACGCCTCTTCGGAGATGCCATTAAATCTATTGCCAAGGGTAAGATAGTTCCCAGTGATAGAGTCCATTATTTTGTATCCCTCCGAGCCGTTTCCAAACGTATAGCAGTTAAAGAAGTCTAGATTAATAATGGCCGGATTGACGGCTGATTGATTTAATACATTTCCATAATGATATCGGTTAACGATGGCATAGCTGTCAGCGCTTTCAAAAAACAAATTTTCGACAGCGTCGGCGGGAATAGTTTCAAAAACAAGATACTCAGTAGACCCTCCAGTAATAGAAAAATTATCTGGAGACATCTTAGCATATAATCCGGCTGGCGCTCCAGAAATAAAGCTTGCGGGTTGCGACTGAATGTCAAGGGCCTCAACCTCAACCACGTTATTCATCGGACCAAACGAGTCCGTCTTTACGATCAGGGTATCGCCAACAGAAAACTTTGTTTGGTTCTGGCCTTCGAGCTTGAACCAGTACCCAAGATCCACAGAGTTGTAAATGTCCGTGGCTTTTACGTAAACAGTGTTATACCCAGCAATAGATGGCTTCATTACAAACTTATAACGAGAGGCCCAAGGGGGCGCCAAGCTATTAAATCTAACTTGAGCAAAATTTCTTGACTCTGAAACGCTTATGGGGAAAAACACCGTATTGTTCTCAGACGTTAAGACCGTTGTGTTGCGACCGTATTTATCCATATACACAACCCCAATCTCATAGTCGGCATTGCTGTGAAGACTGCGATTGTAGTTCCTTTTAATGTATCCAACAGAAACATTATCGACCTGAAAATAAAAATACAAGAACTCAAGGGGATCATCACTTCGCTGGTACGCCATTGCGGGCACCTGAATGTTAATGATGTTACTTCCCGGGGACGAGAACGTGCCAAAGGGCGAAGGGATTGCGGTGATGCCGTATCCGTATTTAGCCCAAGAAGCGTCTGGAGCGATGGTCGGATCCGCCGGGGTATTGGCAGAACATGCGAAGTTATCAGTAAGCGTTACGCCCTCACACGCCGTGGCAATTGGCTGAATGTTTCCTATTGTGCCAATGGCATCTTGAAACACCGAACTATTAAAAAGGTCATATGCCGTGGCATAGCTGGCGTCAAGAACAAATGTTACAGAAGCCGGAAACTTACTTATCTGCTGCCCTCCGTATGGAGATGTAGACTGATTAATATAATACTTTAGCTCTAGGTCTATAGTGACAACATCCCCCTGCTGTAGTGTAACAGCACCAAAGTCTAAATTAATTGCAGAATCTACGTATGGCAAAACCGGCGCTCCTATGCCGGATATGTTATAGCTTGCTGTGCCGTTGACAATTTCAACCTCTAATTGCTCTAGGTATGCGCTTTCGCTGATTGGAATTGCCGTGTAATCAATAAGAATGGGGTCTCCATTTGTCTCAGTGACATCATAACCCTCAACATAGTTTCCGTAAAAGATGCGGTTACCCATCTCCGTTTGAGCCTTGGCCTTTAGTGGCACGTTATCAAACAAACGAAGCAGCTCGCTCTGCGGTAGCGTTGAGTAAATCTTACTGTTGGAAAACTCAATCGTCTGCGTGGTGTTGTCTGCCCACCCCTGTTCCTCCTTGGAGAACTTCTGAATGACGTTGATGACGTTTGAATTTATTTGCTTAAAGCAAAGATCAATTCCGACAACTTCATCTCCGCCCGTGTAGAACGACACATCCACACCGTTGAATAGGTTCGTCATGCCATCGTTAGCAAACGACTGTTCATTGACATTGAACGGAGATGGGCAAAATGCAGCAGAAGAGAACTGAGATAGTGCGCTATACTGCCCGTCTAAGTATTTATATCGGTACGCAAAACAAATAAAGCGAGTATCTAAGTAATTCTCCCGTCCGGCTACAATCTTAAACTGAATGTCTGGAGATTGGATTGGGGGAGTTAGGATAACGCTAATGTCAACCTCAGTAATCTGATCGACCCCAGCAATGGGTGCTGGATACTTGCGAGTGATATTAATCTTTCGCGGAGGGTTGAGGTTGTCCGTCCAGAACAACATGTCATCAATCAAATTAACTCCAGTAATTAAATACTCTGGGTTGAAATTAAGTACAGATGTAGACACCACATGATAAGAAAGGGCATTGATGTTTGTGTTATATGACACAACCATATCTACGCCTGCTACTTGGTCATGAACAAACCAGTACATGGTCTCACGAGTCCCGTCTTCATATGCCCCAATACAGACAGCTGTCGCAGACAGTGGGGATCCATTATACTCGACCGTTGTGAGCTGTGTATTACCCTTGCTATTTTCGATAGCACCAATGGTGGAGTTTTCCGTAGAGCCAAGTCGAATGTTTAAGGCGTCGCGGTATTCACCCATGGGCAAGATGCGCTCATCGACGCTCTTGTTCATGCGACCCTTAATGAAGTTTGTTTGGATATCCATATTACTTAAGCCACTTATCTTGACCACGTAAGCTCATCAATAGGCGCCCGGGGTGGATGTTGCTCATTCTAATTTTAGCATTGCGCAGTAGCGCTGTCTTCTCTTTTCGTGAGCGATTCACGATATACTCCTGAACCCCCAATTTAGCAGACAGGATGGCATAACGAATATATGCGTATACATAATCCTCAAACATCTTGTTGACGCTGATGGCGCTTATGTCTCCACTCTCCATGCCGTCGGACACATACTCTAACAGGCACAATTGATTGTCCATGCCAGAGCTAAAATTAATTACGCCAGCTTTCTTGTCAATGCGGAACGTAGGGTTAGCATTTGCGGTCTCAGTATTAAGGCCGTAGCGCGCTCCAATTCCATACTCAAAGTACCAGCTTCCTTCAAAGTTCCATCCGGCCTGTCCGTCAAACATAGGATTGTTCTCGTTGAGGTAGATGCTCTTCTGTTGTCCGGTGATTCGTGCCCAATCAAGATTAGAGAATTGAGGCTGCAAAATATTCCCCGTCTCGTCAAATAAAATACGTCCGCTTTGATCCTGAAGATATGCCGCTGCGCTATTGAGCTGAATGTTCTCAGTCAGCGGAAAGATGACGCCATCTTTGTACATTGAAATGCGCACCCAGTTGACATAGTCAGAGGGTAAAACAAAACGAAGCTGGCTATCAACACTTAACTCAAGGGCTTTGACCTCCTTGAACGCGTCGTAGTTGAGCTCCTGAATTGCGCGCTTGGCATGAAACAACACTTGGTATCGGTTGATGTTATTAACCAATTCATTATTCCCCGCATAGATCAACATGAAGTTGTTGACGATGTCAGAAAGGCTAGTGTACTGGTATGAACCCCAGTTTGCATCTTCTGGAGATGCACCTGAGTTTGCATAGTACTGATACTGAGTTAGATATGCCATGTCTTATTTTTCTGCTATATTTTCTTGCTGCTCCTCTGTGTTGCCAAAGTTGACAACATCTGCTTCGCGAATTGACAGCCCAGCATACTGAAGGATTTTAACTACCAGTGACGGCTCGTCCGAAAGAGGGAGCTCAAAGTCTTGATAGTCTGCCGCAGTCTGGTTGAAGATAGGCTCTCCATTTGCCAAGGTTTGGAATGTCCACTTGGGATCCTTAGGGTAGCGAATGTAAAACGCGCTAACGTCTGAGGTCCCGGTAATAGTTGTTGGGTAAACATCTACAGAAGATGCTGATGTTGCGCCAAGGATTATTGCTGATGCGCTAACGGCTCGGTACACGTACAATGGGAACGCCGTCGTTGGAGCCATCAGTGTCGATGCCGTTAGGTTGCGAATCTTACTCTCTTCAATGCGCTCAATCTCAACGCCAGTGGGGTTGTATTGCAATACGTTTAAGTAATAGCAGTCACTTGGCACAAAGTAGCTGTTGTCAGATAAGTTTGAAAGCTCAGCGGATGTTGAGAATGAGGAAACAACTTCCTCGAGTTGTTTGGTAACGTCAGCAAGGCCAGTGCCTGACATGCGGGCATTCTCCTTGTTAATCTGATTATTAATCTTATAAAAGTAATCTTCAAAAATGTCAAGCTGCGCCTGTTTCGCAAACAGATTGAAATCTGCTGGCGAGATATATCCGTAATTGTTTTTATTTATTACTGATAGTACAGTATTCCTTACTGAGTTTATCATCTCAAATCGTTTTCACAAAGATACTTAAAAAAAAGAGGCCGCTAAATTGCGGCCCCTCTCTGTGTATAGCAAGTCCTGCGTTACAGGTTGTTTTCCAAAAGCTTCAGAGTCTCAATGCCTTCGTCGCTCTGGAGGTATGACGACACAATGTAATTCATTGACTCGCCGAATGGAACCGTCAGCATCTTGCTCTTGTTGTTTGGCAAGTTGAAGTACACGTCCCGGTTGTTGTTTCGGGTGCGAAGGATGCCAGCATTAAAGAACTTAGCAACCTTACTCTGCAAGTCAAGCGTTGGGTCGCTGAGCATCTCCAAGAAAGCGATAGGACTCCGCTTGGCGTATACCAATACATCACGTTTAAGTTCAGCTGTAGTCATTGTATCGACCTTGCCTCCAAGCATTATGCGGCAGATGTTTTCAAGCATCTCAACATCTAGTGATCGAGCTGCAATAAGTGCATCTACCTCAGCGTCAAGGCGTTCCACTTCCTCCATGGCGTCACGCTCTGAGTTTACTTCCTCAAAGATGCTGCCATATCCGGGGTGGAGAGACAAGAAATACTGTAGTACTGGGTTAGTTTTAGGAACAAACAAGAAGCCATCCTCAAATACGATAGGCTCCAAGATTGCGTTGCCGTCCTGCTCGTCTTCAAATGGACTGCGCTGGTTACGGGCGTAACGAAGTGCGCGGTTTGTTTGTCCATCAAAGTACAAAAGGGGTTTACGGCGAGAATTGCGTGACGCAAGCATAAAGGATAGCGGTGCGTTCTTGCGGCGAAGGATATAAGACTTATCCTCGGGGGTGAGCGTTTTTTCCATGATTCAGATATGATTAAAATTAAAAAAGGGGAGAGGGTTTTACGCCCCTCCCCAGATTTTGATTAGTCTTCAAAGATGAAGAAGTTGTTAGCACCCAAGGTACAAACTGCGCGCTCAGAAAGGAAGTGAACCTCCATTGCATCCAAGCTAGAGGTGGAAGCACCACCAGCAGAACCAGTAACCCAAGTCTTATAACGACGATCTTCAGTCTCAGAAGCACGATAGCGAACGTGCAAGAAAGGACGCTTAGCGTTCTTACCGAGGATCTGGTCATAAACCGTAGTAGAACCAGCGGGAACCAACATACCGTTGATCTTGCCTGCATTCAAACCGCCACGCATGGTGGGATCGTTCAAGTATTTCCAATCGGTCTTGTAGAAGTCATAACCACGAGTAAAGCCAGTGAAGCCGAGGTTCAACGCCATGTCCTTGTCGTTATCGAACAAACCGTAAGAAGTACCGCCAACACCGTAGGAGTTTTGAGCAGCCAACATATCGTCGATATCGAAACCGAACTGACGATCCAAGAAGATTACGTTCTCCTGAATAGAACCCTGCTTGTCTAAGCGCTCGATGATAGAATCGAATTCGCCAAGAGTAGATGGGTTACCACCAGACCATACGTTACCGCGTTGGTTAACAACGTAGAATACACCTTCAGAACCTTTGTAGGTAACGCCAGCGCCAGCAGCGGCACCAGAGCCAGCCTCAGCAGGAACTGCCTCGATCATAGCCGTCTCCATGTAGTCTTCAAAGCGCAAGCGAGTCTCGTGCTCAGACTTCAAGTACCACAAGTAACCGGTAGCACCGTTCTCAGTGGTGACCTCAACCCAGCCAATCTGAGCCATGTCGGAACCAGAGACAGCGTACTTGTCCTTGATGATGATGGGGCTGTTCTCGAAGATAACGTCGTCAGCCTCCAAAGAGCCTTCCATTCCGTCAGTTCCCTTCTTGAATTCAGAACCATAGATGAACAAGCTACAAGCAGCAGCAGCAGCAAACGTCTGACCGCCAGCCTCATAATAGGCAACGTCAATCGTAGAAGCAGCCGTGTCAACAGCAGTTACAATAGCCTTGTTGTACAAGGTGGCTGCACCTGCGTTGGCAGACACCATGATGGTTTGTCCAACGCGGATAGCGATAGCTCCACTTCCGGGAACAAGCGTATCGTTGATGGTCAATGTAGCGGTGTCAGAGGCAGCGGCGGCAGCGGAAGTAACATTGGTGTACTTCGTGTGCAAGCGACCCTGCTCGGCCCACTTAATAAGGTCGGAGTTAGAGGGCATCTCTGCTCCAACCATGCGCAAGAAAGATGCTACGGTGCGGTTACCGTAACGCTCGAACTCCTTCTCGTAGGTATCGGGAAGATACTGATTCAAGAAATCGAAGTTCGTGATGTAGTTGGTAGACAATGCTACCTGTTCAGCACTGGGTTGTAAATCAAACCCGGGTACTGCTTGGACTGCTCCAGCCATTTTTTCTTTGTTTTTTTGTTATTTTTTAGAACGAATTTTGAGTCCTCGACCACTGTCGTTACTCATTGATTTTACGTTGAAGCCACCCTTGTTCAATGATTGAGGCGATTGTCGGACATCCATATTGATGTTTTTAGACTTTCGCGTTACGTCATCAACCGCAGCAGACATGCCTTGCTCATAAAAGAACTTAGCAAATCGTTCTGGATTCATCGCGACGGCCAGTGCCTTGTGGTACCCCTTGGCGTCATTGATTAAGCCATCCTCATTCATGTACTTTTTAACGAAGTTCGTGATGTCGGACTGAGCCTTCTTCATTTCCGCAGCCTCAGCAGGAGAGTAAACTACTGTTCTATCGTTGACAGAGAATTCAAAACCTTTGAACTCGTCACCGAAGACCTCGTTCGTCTTCTGCTCAAACCATTCGTACCGTCTCCGGTTCTCCTCTTGGGCGCTTTGAGCCTGTGCCATATATTCCCTGTAGGCCTTAGAAGCTTCAGCATCTTCTTTAGAAATGACACTCCCACTTGACTCAAGGGGCGCGCGGTATTTCTCCTTCTGATCCTCAAAGAACTTCTTTGCCTTTGCAAGCTCTTTCTTCTTAGCTAGTTTCTTACGCTTGATATCTGACTCATCATCGAGATCTTCGTCATATGAGAAACGCTCTGAAAGCATAAACTCAATGTCCTCGTTATCGAGGTCAGATTCAGTACTAGCGTAGTACTGGGCTATAAGTTGATCCGGGCTTAACTCATCAAGGTCTTCATTTAACTTCATAAAGTCTTTAATGCCTCGTCCCGTTTCCTTTTTATAATTCAAATAAGCGGCGACATCTTCAGGTAAGTCAACGGATTGTTCGCGCTCAGCGAACAATTGGTCTACTGAATCAATCTGCTTATTGTAGCGATTCTTAATAAATGAAAGAACGTCTTCCTCACTAAGTGAGGGGATTGTTTCTTCCTCCTTTGATACCACCACTTCTGGGGTGTCATTAGAGACTTGCTCTTGATTTAATGACTCTTCGTGTTTAGCCAAGAGTTCATTTTCAATTTGCTGAACTGACTTAGATTCAACCTCGCCAAGTTCTTTTACCTTGATTTCCATAGATTTAATTTAATTAGACAAAGTTATAGTAAAAAATATATTGATTATCGAGGACTGAACTCCGCGAAATCAAAGCCATCCAGAGAGTCTTCATTAGACTCAAAGTCGACGGGGGGTAAATTGTTTTTGCGCTGTTCAATAAGTTTAGATTGCTCACTATTCTGTTGACTAATGCGTTTTGACTTCGCCGTTTCGCGCTCATCTTCTCGCTGCTTTAAAGACGACACCTCAACTCCTTTAAGCTGCATCTGGTAGCCAAACTCCTCAGCCATAAGTGACTTCTTAAATTCTGCCTCATTGCGCATCTTCTCAATTTCAAATGCAATCTCCGCCTGCTTGACCTGCATCTTGCTTTGCGTCTCTGCCTGAATCTGCTGCATGGCAGCCTGTGCCGCAATCTGTTGTGACTGTTGTTGCATCTGAGCTTGAGCCTGCTGCTGCTGCATAGCGGACAACTGGTCCTGCTCATACTTCTGCTTGCGCTTAACCTTCAGAAGTTAGTTTGCCATCTTGAGGTTTTTAACCTCACGAATATCAATGGCATCCTCTAGGTTTATGTCACCCTTAGATAATGCCATCTGAATGTTTGCTTCAAGCTGAGCCTTCTGCTCCTCGTCTGGAGAGACCTCAATAAAGATTCCAAAATCGTACAGGTATAGATCCTTAATCTCCTCAAGGATAGATACGTTATATTTTCCAATCTGCATGATGAACTCTTCCTTCTGGTCTGAGTATTCAAGAATGTCAGACACGCGCATAGCGAGAGCCTCTGCCAGAGTGCGAGTCAGGTACAGACTGCTCTCCAAGATGTGACGAGTTGCTGTGTTTGAGTTCAGGGCGGCAAGCTTCTGCACGCCAACCAATGCGTTGGGGTCCGGAGTAGAGCCATCGCGAGCCTCATTAAGGCCGGTGACCGAACGGATCATGTCCACGTAGTGATTGTAGTTGCCAATAAGCGCAGCCATTTTTTGCTGCCCAGAGTTCCCAGTCAATTGTTGAATGGGCACGCGGGCATTGTTGAATTCACCGTCCTGAGTATAGGAGCGTCCAACGACACTACCTGTCTGGAAGTAAAGGCGCAGTGCGTCTTCTGGATTGTATGACGCCCCATTGCCCAAGTCGACTTCGTTTAGTCCATCAGCGTCAATAAATACGCCATCTGGGACCATACGTGAAATGACCTGTTGCAACTTAAGGTGCGTAATCTGAATCAGGTCAGCAAATGGAATCATTCGACGAACTAAAGATTCGATGTTACCCTTGTACATGCGAGGAGCTACTGCTACATAGTTTGGCATAGCATGCTGAGATGCGGACTTAGGACGAACCATGTTCTCCATCATCTGCCACTTAAGCATGATGTTTGTTCCCATCACCATGACGCCCTCGTACCACACATCGATGGTTTTTTCCATCTTTGTGAAGTTACCCTCCTCCATCATCTCTGCCGGAGGATTGAATGTGTCGTCCTTCTCGATGACACGAGCGTTGCCATCTTCAAGAACTTTCTTTTTATATACGAACTTCTTGGTGGTCTTATAATTAAAGTACAAGAGAGTAGCCGTATCGCGAGCGAATACATCGTTCTCATAGAACTGCGCCACATTGAAGTAGTCATACCAGCTCTGGCTATACTTTGAAATAGTATCTAAGTCCTCGTTCGTTAGAGTCTGATCAATCTTTAGCAGCTCCGTAATGGGCAACGTCTTAATCTCTCCCCAATAGAAGCAGTCTTTGAACTGAGGGTCTTCGGTGTAGCTATACACCACGTTTGCCGGATCGACGTAGCTAATCTTAACGCCATCTCCGGGGAGGAACTCCTGCTTAGACATGCCGACGCCAAGCACGGTAAGGTCATAGTCAACACGTTTGCGGATGTCCTCATAGTGGTTCTCCTGCAAAATAGTATTGACAGCTTCCTCTTCGGCAATCTCAATGGCTGGCTTATAGTTTAGTTGCATGTGTAGAGACAACTCTTGGTCGTCCTCTGGCAACTTCATGGGGTCGTTCTGGAATGGGTTAATGCCGAAAGCCTCAGACATTTTGGTCAAGGCCTCCCGTGCAACCATCTCGTTCTCAATCTCGCGCTGAAACTTGGTGCGCTTATCTAATGATACAGCATCCTGAGCGTGAGCCTTTACCGTAAACAAACGGTCAGACATTCCGTTTACAACGATGTCTACAAATTTTGGTAGAATTGGAACCGGCGTCCAGTCAAGGTTTAGGTAGCTGAGATCTCCATCAATAGCCAACTCGTTTTTATACTTGGCTACAGACTGCTCGCCGCGCGCATATAGCCGCAAACGCATAAAGTCCCGAAGCTGAGCGTAGTAACGAGAGCTATTCCCATCCTTGCGAAACCACTCGTACTGAATAGCCTGTCCAATCTGGAGGCCGAATTCGTCAGTAGCTTTCTCCGCATCGGATACAAACTGACTAGGAAATCCGTTTGGAGATATATTAATAGTTACCTCTTTCATTTACTGTAGTAGTTCGCTTCGTGATCCGCGATTATTATATCTAGCAAAGTTAATGCTTATTTTTGATTGCTTTTGCTCAGGCAGATACATATGCTTTTGATTGGCCATAATGGCAAGACCTGAACTAATGGTTGCGTCAAACTTTGTTCGGTTGTTAATGTCGAAACGAGCCCAATCTTCAAGCGTCCTTGTGAAATACATTTCCCCCATATCGTCAACGGGTCTATATGTTCCCTCCATATCTATGCCAACATGCTTTTCAATATACGACTCGACGGCAGAAGCGTGAGACTGCTTAACGTCTTCAGACGTATTGGGAATCCCACCAAGTTCGCGCTCGGTCTTGGATAGCTTGCTTGCATGCTTATCTGGACGGTTAAGGCTGAAGCCCCTATACCCTCGGTTCTTAAGGTGATAAAGCAATCGAGGCTTGTTGTTCTCCGCAAGCACTGGCATGCCATAGAAAACGCAGGCCATCAGTACATCCTCAAAGAATATTTCTGCGGTTTGAGGCCTTGCTACGTACTCCAAAAAGAAATGATTTGAAGGGGCGTCGTCCATATGAAACTTCGTCATCCCGTGCAGCGCCCCATTAGACCCGCCGCCACCAACAACGCCAGAGATGTCGTAGGAGTCACAACCAAAAGAACCAATGTGCTCATTGCCCGGAAGCTTCATTCCATTTCGCGCGTGGACATTGTTCTGTAAGTTTTTTGGCGGCAGCCAAGAGACCTTAAATCGCCCGTGCTTGTCGGGAGTCCATACCACCTTAGTGTCCTTCTCGCCATTAAGCCAGTGAAACGAGCCGCGTGTAATAAAGTGTTCCG